CATGTCTGCTTTTGCAGACTCCTGCGCTTCCACCCCACTTGGGGTGTACTCCATAAAGGATAGTCGTTGCACCTTCCTTGCATAAGCAAGGCTTGGCTCAGGATTACCATATCCGTAAGGACTTAGGCTTCCCCTGAATTCACAGGATTTAATGTACGCTATGCCGATTTTTTAGTTAACGTACAGGTCAATCACATTGACCAGTTCACGTGTCTGAGCAAACTCACGGTTGCGACCGGAGCTGGCAGCGAAGCCAGCTACGATTTGTGCATCAGCAGGTTTGATCATCAGTACTGACGGGTCAGAACCGTTGTTGAAGCAGTCTTCACCCAATTCCAGAACTTTAGCTTCTGTAAGCGCATCAGTGGCGTTAGAGCCAGCGTCTACAGTAGTGGAGATCTGTTGAGTTGCACTGTCCATTTCACGGGCTACCGAACCGGAGCCAGCTGCTTTGGCGTTATCAACACCAACGAAAGCACGTTCCAGATCGCGTTTGATCTCTTTCAGTGCTTTACCCATTTGGTAGGCAGTTTCTTTGGCGCGGCCATAAGTGTTGATCGCATCAGCGGTCGCACTTACTTGGAAGGCTTTGCTAAGAATTTGGGTGTTGTTGGTACGCGATGTTGCGTCACCCAAAGTTGCCATGCTTGCATCTGAGCCTTCAACTTGAGCGTTGTTGGCGGCAGCAGCACAATTATGTTCGTCTTAGGTCGTTAGGCTAAGACCGGCACGAGGCCAGCTTATGCTCTCACATAAGTTCAGACTATATCATCACCCTAGTATTAGGGGCTGTGCGCTTGGGGTCACTTGACCCTACTCCCTTGCGGGATAGTCGTTGCACCTTCCTCTTACGAGGCTTGGCTCAGGATTGCCCTCGTCTTTACGTTAGGGGTTTCCCTGAGTTCACACAGTTTAAGATTGTGGGTTACACAACTGCCCATTACTAGGCAGCAGCCCTGAAGCTAAGGCTATCTTCTAGCCACTCAAATGTACGAGCGGCTACTTTTTCAGTTTTGATCATGCTGAAAAAAGGTGTGTCCGTTGGTGTAATATCAGTAATGATATCGGAAACGTCCTCTTTTTTACCAACCTGATCGTAAGTGGTATATGTAGACATAGTAGATTTCCTCTTGTGTCTTTACAGGGTTATTGCTCCCAGCGTGACATCAGAGCATCAGCAATATCATCTAAATCCTGACCGCGACGAGGCTCTTGGAGCTTCTTACGGGCAGTATCCATCCGTTTAGCCTTCTTATCCATTGAGGATGGTGGGGCTTTCTTGCTTCTCAATACTTTCTTCATAGGTTTAGCCTTCTTAACAGTAGCAACGCGTTTACCCTGATCGTAAAGACGAGCTTTATTGATTAGCTCAATTACGTTGGGATCGACGTAGTTGTTAACCTGCTCTTCGGGTAAGCCTTGCGCGATGGCGTAAGTGCGAATGTCGTTGTAAAGCTCATTGCTCCACTCCGGCATCCGCTCCTGCAAGTCACGTACACAAGTCTGAGCTTGTTCCCGCAGTGCCTCTTGGCCTTTCTGCTGGATTTCGCCATAAAATTGGTCTGCTTCTTGCTGAAGAAACTTGAGATCAGTTTCAGCTTCAGTGGCTTCTTTACGAAGCTGCGTAAAGTCCTCAGCTGTCATCTGTTTACTGGCAACCAGCATATCGATGTCAGAGTAGGGCTTGTAACGCTCCTGAGCCTTTTCAAGCATTCTTTGAAGAACGGCACTTGATTTACCTAATGCATCCTCTGCCTTTTTACGCGTGGCAGCGGTTTCTTGAGACTTACGAGTGAGTGACGCTTCCTGACCGTACAGCCGCTTCAGATCTTTGATAGATGCCTGTTGGGTCTGTCCATCGACTTCGATCTCAACTTCGGTATCGTCGGAAACTTCATAAGAAACTTCTTCAGTCTCTTCTTCCTCTACCTCTTCGTCTTCATCGTATTCGACTTCTTCGACCTCTTTATCTTCAGGGTCTTCGTAATCTTCGGCAGTGTCGTCTTCTTCGACAAACTCTTGTTCAGAAGATGTGTCGTCTGTCTCTTCAACGACTTCTTCTGTTGCCTCTGTTTCCTGTTCTGATGGCGGAGTTTCCTCAGCGTCTTCCCAACGAGCCAGAATGGCTTCAGCCGCATCCTCTGTGTCCAGAGGCAAACGGCCTTGTTGAGGGTCATCTAACACGTTTGACATAGTGTTTAATCCTCTTGGTTGTTGTCACCTGATTTTGCTTGGTCGTGGATTTGATCTCTAACAGACACACGCTCTTGTAGTGTGCTGACGATATCCACGATTGCTCTGTAATGGCTGTAGCTAGCAATTCGAGCATCTGTGTCTTCCGGCTTGGAATTGACAAAGGCTTGGAATGTAGCATCAACCAGATTGTTTACTGTTCGATTGAACGCATCAGTCTTGAGTAAGACATCTGCATCATCTCCCAGCGCGACTAGTTCTTCGTTAGTCATCTTCTCTCCTTAGTTAAATAATCCCGCAACCAACAAACATACGATTACGGTGTTTAGTACGAACAATGACCGGTCACGCCACAAGACGCCCACGACAGCCCACAGCAGCGAGCCGACAATGGAAAAACCCATGTCGATGCTTCTGCTTATGTCGAAAGCTCTGGAGAAGATTGCGATCAGTATTAATGCCGTGGCTATCCACTTCAGATACCACGACAGGTCGCCCTTTGGCGTGACCTTGGTAGTCAAGGATCACTAGCCTTGGGGAGATGCGATAGCCTTAATCTGATCGGCGCGGTTAGCAAGCTCAAGCTCGGCAGCATCGATGCGCTGCTTGTGAGCAAACTGCTGCTCTTTGAGATCCATACCATCAGACTTAATAGCTAAGTCATTTTCAATCTTGGCTCTATCAAGATCGAGTTTCATTTTATCAATCATCGTCTGCACTTCGGCTTTCATTTCAGCCACACGTGTTTGACGTTCTTGAATTTCAAGCTGCTTCTGAGCCATCTGCATTTGTATCATAGCCATCTCGTTAGGCTCTTCTTCAGGTATCTGATCTGGAGATGTTAGATAGTCGCTTGTATTCTTGATGCCAGTCATGTTCATCACATCGCGCATCAAGGCATACTGGTTTTCTGGAGTGTACATCCGCGCCAAGCTTGGATCTTGGCTAAACACTTGGTGCATGCCCATGTACTTCTGAGCTTCACGCTCCTGCTCACCATAACCAAGGTTCAGTTCAACAATTGTATCGCGCTGGTCTTCCCACCGTGACGGATTGATGGCAACATACTCTCCACCAATCTCCACGATCTTTTCTTGATCTTCGTTCTCTACGCACAGGCGATAGATTTCATGGAAGAGAGGCTTCAGGAACTGGTTAGCGAAGTTACGTGCGATGATCTTCTGACGCTGCTGGGACATTGTTGCCAGCTGCTCAACCATCGCTGCACTATTTTGTTTACTGATAGCGTCTTTATTTAACCCTTGTGACAGGCGGCTAACACCGGTGTTCTCTTCCTTATCGTCGTCCAGCAGTTTGATTGTTTGGAAGATGAACGGGTTAAGCGGAGCTTGAGGCATCGGTGCGATCGCATCCGGACGGCTCACGTTCACGATGCCACCTACACGGTTATCAATCAGCTCACGTGGGTTAGTAAGACCACCTTTGGTCACCATGTAGCGTGGGTTGTTGGTGATCATAGCATGGTCAAGGATTGAACGTGTCAGAACGGTACGCGCATTCTGAGTAGCAACAAGCTTGTCTGCAAAGTTACTACCATAGAACGCGTGAGGGATCGGAAGCGGCACAAAAGCAAAGAAAGGCTTGCGATCAACAGTCTCGATGTCGAGAAGAACATTGCCAGCTTTGACGATCTTATGCAGCTCCGCAATACCTGTACCGTCTACATCCAACATCACGTAGGCTTCATAAACCATGACAGACCGCACTTGGTCTTGGTAACCGGTGGCGTTAAACCCACGATCGCTGCCGATGTTTTCGTGACGAGACAAGACTTCTGGATCAGTTTCCATATCCACGTCTTCATGGTCGCCAATCTCAGCAAGTAATTCCTCGTCGTAGCCTTCTTCTCTCAGCTCACTCAGTGTCTTAGTTGTCCGGTGGGCGCAGAAGTTGACATCGTCCAAGCTCTTAGCTTGAGGCTCGATGATAAACTCTTCAGGTGCAATAGCTTCGACGATGACTTGGCTGGCGTCCCGTTGATATGCGATCTCGCCTGATGTCAGACCCACTTCGTCAGTCTCACTATCTATCAACTCAACGTCGTCCTGAGCGAGTAGCATGTCCAGCTCACTATCAGTCAGGTTCTCAAATGATTGGACTTGGTAGTTAGTCTGGTTCGCCCAGTAAGCTTTGGCGATACCTGCGCGAGCAATCAAACCATCATGGATAACTGAACTCATCACGGAGAACATATCATTCTGCCGGAAGGCAACATAATCAGTGTACTCAGAGCACACGCGAGACGCAGCAACGTCCTCTGCGCCTTGAGGCGCAAACCGCACAATACGGTTGCCAGCTGAGAAGGTCTCAAGAAGAGCGGCCTTCATGGCTTCGACCGCATCGTACACGTCCATGCTGATGTACTTACTGTTACCATCGTGCGCCGGTTTAGGCTTCGTGGCGTTGTAGTAGTCCATCACCTGTTGGCGTTCACGACTGATCTGACTGTCGTAGTAGCCCACTGAACGCTTAATGTTGTCGTCCAGTAGGTTTACGATCTCGTCATCGTCAAGTTCTTTGTAATCTTTAAGGTCTGCCATTTCACACCATTTCTATGTAAAAATCATTGGTTACTTCTACGGGTGTCCACGCGCCTTCGTGGACATAGTTAGCCAGTGCTAGCGACATAACGCAGTCATCGTAGCAGCCATTCTCGGCTTGCATCGCACCGCTTTCGGTGACGATATAAGTCATCATTTCTCGTATAGTTGTCTTGTCGTTAAGCTCCAGCTCGTCTTCTCTTGATGAAGCTCTGAGCTGGTCGATGATTAAAGGCTTTGTCTTTGCTGTAGTGCTAAAGCCTAGCTTAACCGTCTCCCTATCAGTCAACTTATCGTGCTGTACTTCCGTGTAGAAGTTTGGATAGGCCATGTCTTTACCCAGACGTGTACACGTCAAGATACCGTGGCTGTTATTCTCTACGATTATAAACGCCTCGTTATAGAAGACGCCAAGCTCATACAGAACTGTAGCAAAGTAGTCGGGATGAACATGACCACGCCAAGTAGCAACCTGACGCTTCTTACTGTCCAAGACTTGCGCGACACTCCAGTCGCCGCCACGGACTCCCATAGCAACGTCTGCCCCGATGACGTATTTTTCGCCTTCATCATGTTTCCTATATGTTGTCAGCTCGCCACGACTGTGGTTGACCCACTCATCAGTTTCTAAGGCAAGACGCTCTTCGACATCTCTAGCCTCACCTAAATTCTCAGATAGTTTCTCAGGATTAAACACTGGGCGACCAGTGGTCAGGAAAGCTTCTTCCGGCTCTGCCGGATACTCTTGACGAAACAAATCAATACCGTTCTGGGCGATCTTACGACGCCGGAACATGAGCTGCTCATTGTCTAAGTCGTACTTTTGAGCTAGATCGGTCTCGTCGGGTGTTCTCTCAAAGTTATCAGGGATCGGCTCGCGATACGTAGGATCAGCGAACCAAGGTATAAACACCGGCACATAACCGTTAGTGCCTTCTACTGCACCCTTCCAAAGGTCATAGAAGATACCTGAGACACCATTAGCAGTGCTTTCGACGAATACAGCAGTACCTTTTGTATTAGGCACAGCCTGAACCAAACCGTTCCAGTTTTCACTAGCGGCAGTCTTAGGCCAGAACGCCAGCTCCGAGGCATGCACATGGGTGAGGGTCTCACCACGCCCAATGCTATCGCCACCAGCTGTGGCAACGACGTAAGAGCTGTCTAAGACATCAAATGATATCTCGCGGCGCGAACTGTACTTCGTATGAGGCCGTAAGATTTCAGGACAGTGGTCATGAAACCTTTTCGTCATATCAAAGAGTGCACGTGTACTGTCGGCGTGGTGGGTGATGACCATAGCCTTCTGAGCTGGTCTCTGGGACACGGCAAAGTAAAGATA